GTAAGTTTAGCCATTACGCAACATCCATCAAGAAGGTTACAGTCATATCAACAGCGTTGGTGGAGGCCCCATCTGAGATAACCTCAATAGCCTGTCCTGCCGTCACTGTGTTAGCACCACTGGGGGTAGCCGAATCGACATCCCCAGCAGCGGAGCCTGACTGGGTAACGGTAACACCACCCCCTGTCACAGCAACACCGCCGATCTCAAAAGAGATTCCACAGTCGGCAGTGGCGATGGCCCCATCTATCACGGTATAGATCTGTTGGATATCCCCTGCCAAGGGGGCCACAACCCACTGTGAAGAGGCTGTGGAGATATCTTCGAATTTATATGTTAAGGCGTGTAGGTTGACATTCTTCACCGAAGAAGTATTAATTGAATCTACATCAATCTTTTCCCAAGCACCTGAGCCAGCCCCATCCGCTACATAGGCGGTATTAGCTGAGGCCGCAGCGGCACCCTTGGGTTCATGCAAGGATACCCCTGTTAAGTCTTTATGATTTGAAGTTGCCATCTCTGATCCTTACATGAAGAGTAGAAATGGGGAGACCCGTTTAAGGCCTCCCCAGATCTGTTTAGCTTACACGGTATTTGACGACGAGGTCGCCATTACCGGCGGTGAAATCGTTGGATGCATGCCCCTTCGCAGAGACAAACAACGGACGATCACCCGTGCCAGCCAGTGCAACCGCACCAGAGCCGACCAAGGCACCATCACAAGCAACGTGATCACCAATAGCGTCAATGGCGGTCACTGCAATCGCAGCATCGATACCATCAAGGTCATAGACCGAGAACGTACCATCTCCATCGTCATGCCAAAGACCGATATCGAGGGTACCAGAGGTACCTACGAAAGCAGTCTTAACATAGAACGTGGCAGAGACGATATGCGCCCCACTAGGGATACCCGCCAAAGGATGAGTACTGACCGGAGCATCCGTAGAGGTAGCATCCGTATAGTCAATATTAACCTTCAGTTCGCTTTCGTCACCAAGGGTAGACATCGCGCCTTCCTTAGCAGCCGTTCCCTTTTCCAGACCAAACCGCACATTGAGGCCATCATCATTAGTCCAAAATTCATTAGCACCCATGATAAGTCCTCCTTATACCTGATCGGTGTCAGTGAGAACACAAACAAGATTCTCAGGGCGATAGAGTTTGACGCCATAACGGGCGGTGGTCACATACTCTTCACGCTGTTTATCCTTGTTGTATTCGGAGTCCACCTGCGGCATCTGACGCCATGCACCTACGAAGGGCAGGAGGTCAGAGGTAGCCGAGAAGAACATATTCGCCTTACCAGCAGCGGTGGTAACCGAGTCAATAGTCTCGTTAGCATCCGCAAGGTAGTTGCTGGTATAGACATCGAAGCCATAGATGTTAGCGACGAAGCGCATACCAGAGGCGATGCCCGAAGAGATAACACCTTCCCACTTCGGGTTATTGCTGACGTTGGTGATGTTCGCGATGGTATTCATCTCGTACTCCACCGAGGGATCAACAATAGCGACCAAGTTCTGATCAGGGACATTGGCTTTCTTAAGGCTAAATCTGGCCTTAGCAAAGTCAGCCGCAGCCATAACTTCATTAGTACCAGAGCCAACAAAGCGATGCGGGGCACCGTTGATGTTGTTCAGGTTAGAAGCAGTCTGCTCACTCTCAAGAGCGAAAACATCGGTCTCCAGAGTTTCCATAATGGAACGGGCCTGTTTCGGGACAAAGCTGGAGACAAGCTGGTTCATGTAGAACGCATCCTGCTTAGCCTTGTTGGTGATGTAGTGACCACTCGACTTATACTTGTTGATCGTGAACTGGAACTCACCAGTATCAAGAGCACGGTACAAGACCGAATCGTTTTCTACGTAGTCGTCAGTCTGTGCTTGACCAATCGACGGGATCGTGAACGTAGTCCCATCAGGGAACTCGTTCATCCAGTTGACATAGGACTGCGCTTGAAGTTCATCCTCAAGCACTTCCTTCAACTGGCTCGACCATACCTCACTACGAATGAGATGGCCGGTATTACCAGTATCATGCATTGCTCATTACTCCTTTGTTAGTTTCCAAATGCATCACCTTGTTCTTGCTTAGCCCTGAACAGACGCTGTTGAGTCTCGGGTTTCCAGTAAAGCTTGGGGTTATCCTTACGCAGTTTCTCAAAAGACTGCCAAGAATCTTCCCTGATACTGGGTTGAGTCTCATCAAGCGCAACCAGATTAATCCCACCCTTGGTCGAAGAAGGGGTAATCGGCTTCTGATCTTGGATACCAAGAACATTAAAGAAAGCTTTAGGACTTTTCGCTGCTGTATCTTTAAGGAAGTCGGGGGAGATATCGTTCTCTTTAGCCTTCAGAAGCATAACCTCTTGGGCCTTCTCTCCGTAGAGTTCCTTCATTTTCTTATCAACAGTTTCAAGATTTTGCGAAGCGGTCCTCTCCACATCCCTCTGCTCAATAGTCTCTTTGACTAGGCTGGCGATTTCATCTGTCCCCAACGAAGGAGTGGTATTCCCCTCTGCAGGTACGTTTGATGCGGAAAGCTGAGCCTCCCGTTCCTTCCTAATCTCTTCAAGGAGATCCTGTGCTGACAGTCGCTGGTCTAGGTCAGACCGGAGATCAGACATCTCTCCCTTTAATTGTTCGATGAATTGATCCGCTTCCTGCTTACCTTTTGCAAGGTCTTCTACAGTGGCGAACTTCTTTCCCTCACCGACCAATTCAGCAACAGACCCGGGGGTCTCTGTGTTTGCTGGTGAATTGCCCGTCTTAGTTTCTCCATCAAAAATATCAGCCATTGGTCAATAACTCCTTTACATAGTTGTAGGCCCTTGTCTGGCCTAGGCGGTCTGCCTGTAAGTAAGGCCATGCGGCCTTGGTGTAATCGTTGTCCTTAGAGGTCTCACATTCCTGTAGTTTAAGGTCAATCAGGTTAGTCAGGACTTCAAAGATATCTTTAGAGTTTCTGACATATGCTTTGAAGTCGTCTTTACGTTTCCTATACTCCTCGTTGGTCTCGCCATCTTGGCGATGTAGATGCTGGGTCCATGCTGTTGATAACCCTTTGGTCCGGGCCATTTAGATCTCCTCTTCTACTACGTCTCCTGCCATTGTACGTTCTTCGTTAAGCTGTTGTGATCCTGCATCGATAAGGCGCTGGGTCTCTAACTGTTCAGCAACTCGGACATTGGGGGAGACAAGATCAAACTTCTCAATATCAAGTAAGTCCTCAGTAACCTGTGCTAACTTAATTCCTGAGAAGTGGGTATTAACTGCGGGATCATTGTACATGGCAGAGTTGGCTAGGTTATTCAGGTTTTGGAATTGGTTAGCCTTCGCTGCAAAATGACGAGCACCCATAGGGCGAAGCTTACCCCGAGAAGAAAGATCCTCAGGGGTAATAGTTTCAAAAAGCGCCGCACCGAATTCATCATCGACAACCCTCACAAGATCAGAGATTTCCATATTCCTCCGTGCTAGTTCAAGCATATCATTGAGGAGGGGTTCAAGATAGTTACGTTCAAAGTAAGTAATCTTAGATTGGAAGATACGGGAAGAAGCATTATCCAAGACTTGGACTTCATACTTAGTCTTCTCACCGGGGGTCCTGATACCCATAGCCTGTTTAGGGGCACCGACCATATCCTCCATCTTCATTTCCAGACGTTCAATCTGGAGATCTGCGTTGAGGGCTGTGGGATCAGGATGCATGAACTGTACATCCCCTTCATCACCTACATAGATCTCTTCACCGGGGCCGTAGTTAAAGTCCTGTACCTGCCCCGTAATCTTGAGGACTGGATGGGCGATGAAGTCGAACACATCAGCCTTGAGATTCTCAAGATGATCCATCCTGTACTGCATACCCACCAAGTTATCCAACGGCCCCATTGCCCAGAGATTGCCCGGCCTTAAACGCCAACCAGCATGCCGTAAGGACTGTCCCCTCCATGAGGGATTAGGGACCTTCCGAATAACATGGGTACGGTCAACAATAGTAATAATATGATTCTTCAGTAGTTCTTCTTTCTCCACATCCCAGATATCCCCATGGAACTCCAGAACCTCTACATAGCCTGACTGGTAGTACTCAAGGATAGAACCGAAACCATCAATCGTCATACCCTCAGCTTCATGGATATCATTGGTAGTTAATCCTTGGACAGACTTCCGAGCCTCTGTGATAACTTTGAAGACCTCTTCCATATAACCCATTTCAGGATGATCTTCGATATCAGCAGCAATCTCCCCAAGAGATTTAATAGATCTGACAATCTTGGGGGAGTGTTCGAAGTGGGCGGCGATAGGGTTGAATACCACATTGTATGGTGTCATTCTTACGGCCCTAGGCCCTACAAAGCCGGGGATTACTTCCCCAGTCTCTTCGTTTTCCCTGACCTCATTAATATACTCAGAAGTGCCAAGGACATTCCCGAAGTCGATATAATCATAAACCATCTCAGAAACGGTATTGACAAACCCACCATTCCTTAGTTTATTCTGCATATATGCAAGGATAACCTTACGCTTCTCAGCTGCCTCTGAATCTTCATCATCCCCTTCCCAGACTAACCATTCGTCATTGGGGAAGAGGGCAGCCATATAGTTGGCATGGAGGTTATCCCTGATCTGGCAGATCTTTGGGATAGTGGTAGAGTTCTTCCAAGGTAGTTGGGCATTGGTAGTCTTCGTAGTATCTGTGGCGAATACGTAGTTCCTGAGTTCCTTCTTCTCCTCAATCCAACCGGAACGCATCATGTTCCATGTATTGAACTGGTTAGAGATATGGGTAGCCAGAGCCTCTGGAGTCCCAATAAATTCGTGGATATCTAAAGTTCTACCTGCCATGTTTTATCCTTAGATTGTACCTGAGGGGCCACCGGGATCACCGCTATCAGGATCACCAGCGTCAGAAGGACTATCAGAGGTATCACCAACACCTTCTCCGAAACCAGCCTCACCCAGAGGATCATCTGAAAGACTTTGCCCGTCTTCAGCAGTACCCCAGTCATCAGTATTTTCACCACCAGAAATATCGGCATCCCCTACACTGACATCAGTAAACCTAAGAGCCGCTGCAGCTTCTCTTCGAGCGACTTCAACCGCATGCCGTTCTGTGATCACTGCTTCTTGTTTTGCTTGCTTCGCCATTTGAAGTTGAAATTCAGCCTGTACTTCTTTGCCTCGGGCAAAAGCTCCTACCTGTTGGGCTGCTGCCCTTGCTGCCCCCACAATAGCTGGATCAACATCTTCTTCATATGCTGGAGTTGCTTTCGCCGCTTGGGCTAAAGAACCAGAGAATAAGGAACCACTTAACCCACGAGTTGTTCCCTTAGCCGCACCATAAGCAGCAAGAGAATGAAGTGCAGAAACAGGGTTTACAACAGCTGCTGCTGCTTTAACCCCCGTACTAATCATTCCAAGAACAGATCGTGTAGGGTCTTCGGCCTCTGTAACATAGGCTGCAGCCGCCAGAGCAACATCTTCTTCTACTGTAGTCTCTATTCCTTTTGCAGAAGTCGATGTAGAAACAGAAGTAGTAGGGGTAGGGGCTGCAGTAACCCCACCACCAAACTCAGCAGGAGCAGTCCTAATACCTGAGACTGTCGTATTACGATCAGGTCTGGTAGTGGGGATACCGTTTAAGATATTTTCTTGTTCTTGATTCTTAATATCTCTAAGGGCCGGGGCAGACGGGCGTGAAATGAATCTGTTAATAGATGAGGGGCCAGCAGGGACACTCTTATAAGTTCTGTACGGCATTATCGAGCAGAGACCCCTCCAAATCTAGTGTTGAATATAATATTATTCTTCTTCTTTTTAAACATACCAGCCCCTGTTGGGGCCACTGAGGTCTCAATAACTGAGGCCAGTGCGTCTTTAACATCATCGTGGGCTGGGTGTTCAAGGGTCAATTCTTCTTCAAGGATCTGGCAGTTCCCACCTTCATAGTGCCAGACAGACATATTCTCATACTTAGGTTCAAGGACTGCAGCGATGCGCTCATCCTTAGCCCCTTTATGTCTGGTCGGTTTATGCTCCTCAACCGACAGGGCCAGACCAGCCTCCTTAATGTAGGTGGTCTTTAATTCTTTAACAATGGCGCTCTGGGCGGCAGTAACCTCTGCCCTGATCTTCCGAAAGCCCCACTTAATATGTAGTCTTTGAATCTCTTCAAAGTATTCTGAGATCCTATCCGTCCTAAAGCGTGAAATATCTAAGACGTATATACTGTTGGACTCAGTAACTCCAATAACTACAACGGCTGTATAGTCAGCCTTCTTAGCAAGGGAATAGGCAAAGTCAATAGAGGCAAAGACATTCATCCTATTACCCTTATGATACCATACTCCCCCCTCTCTTGTCAAGTGCTTTCTGTCGTAATACTGGAATAAATTCGTATTAATCCTCTGTGACTCAGGGTTATTAGGATTATTATAATATTGGGCTTGGTACTGGGTCTTGTCCAGATACTTGGCCCTCTTCTTGGCAAGGGTCTTAATATCGAAGCCGAAGTATCTACCATCTCCCCTTGATTGTCTGGGCCAGAGGAACTCCCCAGTCCCATCTCCCCTATCTTCCACAGCCCTCTCAAAGACTTCGTAGACTGGGGAGGTGGAAGCCAAGTCCCCCTCATCATCGAAGACCTCCTCCTGCATTGCCATACACTCCCCATATAGATCCTTGGGGTGGTACCGTGTACCCACAATCCATTCAAGGGGATCAGCCTCTTCAATGGAACTTAGCAGAGAATATTGACTCTTGACTTTGTCTCTTCCTTCTCTGGTGTAGGCGTTTTCATAGACGACAGTATCGTCCAATACGGCGATATCACAGTGGAGACCAGTAAGCGAAGTAGTAAGGCCCCCGGTAAATACGGTAGGGTCTCTGACACCCTCTTCTGCCCTGAGGGGGTGGTCGACCTCAATCTCGGAGTTTGTCCACTTGGCACGTTTCCCCTCCTCTGGATGAATCATCTCAGGCCAGTAGCGGCGGTAGATATCCGATGTGAGGATATCCTTGATAAACTTTAATTGCTTCTCAGCAAGGTTAGAGGTGGCTGAGATATAGAGTACCCTGATCCATGGCCTCTTGGTAATCTCCCAAGCAACCCTGAAGGCCACCATCCTACTCTTCTGATGGTCACGGGGGAGGAGGACAAGCTGATGGGTGAGGGCATCTTCCCGACACCACCACCTGCAGAGTTCCTCATGTACAGATCCAAGGACTGTCTTGGGGGATATAAGATGGATAAAGGTTATGAAGTCCTGCTCTGCAGCCTCCCTAATCTCATCAATCCTAGTCATCGTCATTGATACCGTCTTTCCATCTCTCTAGTTCAAAGGATCTGTCCCGAGGCTCTACCTTCTTATTGATACGGGTAGTTACCTCATGTAGGACAATGGCCAAGAGCAAGAGAGCGTTCAGGGCTGCGAGGGTCATTCTGATTTAGAGTTTCCGATAAGTGAAGGACACCGTCATATCATCCGCAGCAGCAGCAATAGCAGCATTATCCTTGAACTGAACCACATCCCCACCTAAAGCGACACAGTCTTCGGGGATGGGGCATTCAAGCTCACCATCCACAACGGTAGTTTCACGATAGACCCCCTGCTTAAAGGAGTAGTGTCTGGCCGTAACAGATGCAGCCTGAACTGTCCCGGCATGGACATCAATCGCAATATTCCCACTTGCGTCCTTGACAATAAACCGTAGTTGGCGATTACCGACAGTAGCGGTAGAGGTAAAGATTACATGAGCATATAGGATCTCCCATGTTTCTCCATCAGGGACAGTCCAAGACTTATCAGAGTCATTGAGGGCGGCATCATATTTACGATGAAGGGAATATTCAGTCATTACGAATCCGCCATCAGGCCGTGGCCTTCAAGGACATCAAGGATAGCGTTAACCTTGGTCTCAGTCGTGGTAAGATCCACATTAGCCACTGGGACATACGTGACAGTGACGGTGACATCACCAGCCGTAGCTGAGGCCGTGTTAGTCCATGTGGCAACAAGCTGAGTAGCCGCACCCACATACTGGGCATACTTGACATCATTGTTGGTACCAGAGGCAGAGCCAGCCACCGTATCAGCCGCTGCAGAGGGGTCGAAGTCCACGGTATCAATGTAGGCATCGACATTACCAGAGACACCAACCTCAAGGGTAGTGGTGGTATCGCCATCCATAGCCGTAACAACCTTGGCCTCCACATTTAGGATAACTGATCCTGCAGGGACAAGGGTACAGTTGGTGGTCTGGGCAGTGCCACCGGCAGAGGTATCCACCGTGGTGGAGTCTGTGACAATGGCTGTGGTGCCTGTGATGGCCAGATCAGCCACATTGGCCTGTTGGGATGAGACCACAACCTTATTGTTAACGATAACCCCCTCTACTTCATAGTAGAGATCATCTTGATCATGGAGGTCACGGGTAGGTAGGGTTGGATTAGCCATTATTTAAATACTCCTTAGTCTGATTACCCTGCTGAGGTCATCCTCAACAGCTTCCTCTAAAGCTTTCTCCTTGGCAGCTATCTTGGCCTTCTCAGCCTTACTGGGACGGCCCCTCTTCTCTTCCCAGCCCTTATCAGAGAGGTACTTGGCTGCCTGATATGCTGAGGCATTGTCCCCCTTGGATACCGCCTGAATCTTCCTAAGTCCCTCAGACCTTAGTTTAACCTCAACCTCCGAAACCCACTCATCAAAGTGTTCTTTGAACCATTTAGACCTGAGTAGTTTCTGGAAGTGTTTCCATGAACCGAGGACCTCTTTGGCCACTGTGTAGCCGGTGATATCCCCTGATTCAATGAACATCTCCTTGAAAGACGGGGGTTGATCAGGACTATCGGGGTCTGGGTCCTTTAGGGAAAAGACAGGGGGGTATTGTGGGTTGACGGGGATGGCTGTCTCTTTGAAGAGGGACAGGGTCCTCCAGCGGCCAATCTCATCTTTGTACATTTAATATCCTTATGTCTTACGATAGGTCAAGGGGGGACGGGGGACTATATAGTTCTATTTAGAACTTCTTAGGTATATAGTATATAGTCTATAAGATGATATTAAAGATATTTCTTCTTAGTAACTATATAGTATTATATAGTACTTGAGAGCCTTTGTCAACCCCCTTTGTGCATATTACTGAATCTATTGAGTTTCTTTAGAGTGCTGGGCAGATCTGCAGAGGTCTATTCTGGATCTGCAGAGTTTCTGTGAGATAATTTTAGTGTCTG